TGAGCTCAATTACAGGGAAGCGGAACTCATACGTCAGATCTGCCTCGAACGTAAGGCCTATGAATTTAAACGGCAGCAGGCAGAGATTGAATATATGAGGACCAGAAAGCCTAAGAGGTAATCCATGGCTGATGCAGCTGATATCGTCATCCGAGTTAGAACAGACGGGGTCGCCGGCGCAGACGCCGCATTACGTCGCCTTGAGCAGTCGGGTGTAAGAGTAGAGAGAGTAAGTTCACGTCTTGAAAATGGGTTTCGTCGTACCGCACAGAGCGCCGAATTTTTCCATACGTCTGTCAGCGCTGTTAATACTGTAATGACTGCAACCGCTATCCTGGCCTACGTGGGCGGGTTAGCGAAGCTGTCGGATGCGTGGACAGATGTAACAAACAAATTAGCGAACGCCAACTCCGCACATGAAGGTATGGCGGTAATCCAGGAACGAGTATTCAATATTGCACAGCGTACTCGTACCAGCCTGGAATCGACGGCAACCCTGTATGCACGTATGGAGCGATCCCTTTCTCAGTACGGCGTGACTGGTAAAGAGGTCGCACAGATTACGGAAACGATTAACAAATCGATGATCGTATCTGGTGCAACCACTGCGGAAGCGACGGCAGCGATTATCCAGTTCTCCCAGGGCTTGCAGTCAGGCGTCCTGCGCGGGGATGAATTCCGCTCCGTAATGGAACAGGCTCCACGTCTTGGCAAGATGATTGCAGACGGTCTGGGCGTTGGTACTGCTGGCCTGCGCGAGATGGCGAACAACGGCAAACTGACCGCTGATGTGGTCATCAATGCCATCTCCAAGGCTGCTGGTACTATCGAAACGGAATTCGGTCGTACTATGCCAACCTTTGCACAGCGCTGGGCACTGGCTACTAACAACGTCGAGAAATTTGCAGGGACTTCCGTACAGGTGCAGTCCGTTGTCAAAGCAATGGGCGACGGTGTAGAACTGCTGTCCAATAACCTGGGCACGTTGACCACAATCGTCACAGGTGTCGTTGCCGCGGTTGGCGGACGTATGCTTGCGGCGCTTGGGTCGCAGGTAGTTGCAATGATTCGGCTTTCTGCAGTGCAAGCAAGTAGCTCCGCTATCAACATTAAGATGGTGGATGCAATTACTCGCTCCAGCGTTGCACGCTACAATGAAGCGCAAGCCACATTGGCACAGGTTGCAGCAGAACGCACCAGGATCCAGGCTGCACTCGCTGCGAACCAGCAATATTACAAGGGTATTGCGACAAGTAACGCACTTATGCAGAACACCCGCCGGGCCGGGGAGGCTACGCGGGCGGTAGAGGCTGCACAGAGAGCGATGGGCACCGCCATGGGTACTGCTGCCACTGCGAGCCGCGTGCTTACCATAGGCCTTACAGGGCTACGCACGGTTATGGGCTTCCTGGGCGGCCCGCTAGGCTTAGTGCTGCTCGCTGCGACTGCATGGTATACGTACAGCCAGAACGCTAAACAAGCGACGCAAGATTCCGTGGCTCTTGCATCTACGCAGGACGACCTTAAAACTAAACTCCAGTCCCTGAACCTTGTACAGCAACGAGCTCTTGAAATCCAGCTCCAGCGTGCGGGTGTAACACTGGCAGAATCCATTGCTGCTGAAAAGACAGAGCTCGCGGAACTTAACAACCGCTTGAGCACTACTAACACAGTAATGAACCAGAACAAGGAAGGTACTGACGCCTGGAACAGCGCGTATGAGGCTCACAAACAGCTTACTGGCGATATTGCTATTAAGCAAGGCGAGCTCTCCACGCTGGAAGAAAAGGCAATCCAGATTAAGAACAACCTCGCGACTGTTCAGGATAACCTGCGCAATGCGGTGATGGGCTTAACTGGTGCTATCGTTGCGCAGAACCAGGCGCTTAATATTAACATCAGTTCTGCGGCAGGTCGTTCTAAGGAACTCCAGTCTGCACTGGTAGCACAGAACGCAGAGCTTGATATCTCTAAGATGAAATTAGAGGGTAACAAGCGCGGCGCAGCACAGCTCCAGGACGCACAGAACCGTCTTGGTAAACAGTACGCAGTCAACGAGAAGTTCATTAAGAACTACATCAGCGGTCACCAGGATGCGACGGCTGTACTTACCGACGAACAGCAGGGTCTTGTAGACTTCCTTAACAAGTCCGGTGAAGCGTATGACGCGCAAGCTGCACTCCAGGAAAAACTCAAGAATGAGCGTCAGGGTCTTAAAGACGAGAAAGCGCTTGCTGGGTATGTGGAGCAGTGGGACAAGGCTTACGAACGTGTCGAGGCTCGCGGTGCTACTGGTTTAGACCGTCTGCGCATTCAGCAGGAAGCTGAAGTCCGTATTATGAAGGACAAGGCTGAGAAAGCTAAAGCGACATCCGAAGAACTTGGAAACGCACTGAAGGCAATAGAGACTAAATATGCTCGCCAGCGTGCAGACCTGGCTGGGCAGTACAAGCCTGGCGCCCAGATGGTGCGTGAATGGCAGATTGCACAGCAGGAAATTAAACAACTGCACACTGCCGGTCTTTTGGACGACGAACAATATCATAATGCGCGGCTGCAATTATTAGCAGAGTATTATAAAAAACGCGCGGACATGTCTACTCTGAACCCTGAACAGAACGCTAAGGATTCGGAGACGTCTGAGCTTGCAGCTTTAAAGGCACAGTACGAAACACAAATGGCCATGGCTGAAGGTAACGAGCAACAGCTCACAGCCATCAAAGAAAACTACGAACGTCAACGCGCTGCTATTCAATTAAGATATGCACAGCAGATGGCAATGGCGCAGAACCAAACAACGTTGAACTACATCCAGGATATTAGTACGATGGCGGGTGCCATGACTACTGTTCTGGATGCCGCTGGTGCAAAAGGTTCCGCAGCTTATAAAGCGATGTTTGCTTTATCCAAAGGATTCTCCATTGCACAGGCATCGCTCAACTTGACCACAGCTATCACCCAGGCAATGGCGGATCCATCCGCTCTGTCGCCTATGCAGAAGTTCGCCAACATGGCTGCAATTGCCTCTGCTGGTGGTGCCCTGGTGCAGGAAATTATGGGCGCTACTCTGACGGGTATGGCGCATGACGGGATCACCAACGTTCCTCAAGAGGGGACATGGTTGCTTCAGAAAGGTGAGCGTGTTATGTCTGCGCAGCAGAACGCCGACTTTACGAACTTTATGAACGGTGGCGGTGCTAGTGGTGCAGGTGGGACGCCTAATGTTACCATACATCAATCAATCCAGGTCAGCGGCAACGGGGATAAAGCTCTTACCGACGCTATGAACCGTGCAGCGCGTGACGGTGCAGAACAAGGCTACAATAAAGTTCTTAACGACACGAAATCCCGCGGACCTGTTAGTCGAACTATTGGGAGATAATTATGGCAGACGTTCTTGAATGGCCTTCGGGTCTGTTGCCTTCCACCTTTAACTGGTATCTGAAGTCCAACGGGACGTCTTTCACAAGCCCATTCAACGGTCACACTCAGACCGTTCGCTGGGTGGGCTCCATGTGGAAAGCAACGCTCACTATGAGTAGCCTGGACGAACTGGAAGCCATTGCAATGGAAGCGCTCCTGTTTGAAATGGACGGTCTTGCAGGTCGCGTAAAGCTGCACGACTTTGGGCGGACGCCACGTGTGGTCAACGGAACGCCACGGGTGAACGGTGCCAACCAGCTTGGGACTAACCTCAATACTGACGGTTGGACGGCTAATACTTTAGTCCTCAAGAAAGGGGACTACTTTACCGTGAACGACGAGTTGAAGTATGTACTGGCTAACGTTACGTCTAACGCATCGGGTCAGGCGTCCATTAAGTTTGCGCCTCAGTTGCGGGTAGCGCCTGCGGATAACTTAGTCCTGGAGGTTGCTAACCCTTACGCAATATTCCGTCTTGTTAATGACGAGAACGGTGTGGAGCGTAAACCGGCGTTCGACAATGACTTTAGTTTAGAATTTATCGAGGCCTTCTAATGCTTATTAACCCGTTCTCTACAACCGTAGCGCAGGCCATGATGGATGATCATCTGGACCTGCTGCTAGCGGCGGAAATATACTTCGACTCAGGGACTACCCGTGTGCATAGCGGGACGGGTAACTTTACCATCGCCGGGAATAACTTCCTGGGTGTTGGTTCTCTTGGTCAGGTGTCTTCTGTGAAAGAGCAGAACACTACCAGCCCGACTCAGCTTAACCTTACACTAGGCGGGCTAGATACTGCAATGATCGGCACTATTCTTAACGAGAATTGTGTCGGTCGTATTGCGAACCTTTATATCGGGGTGCTGGACGACAATGGAAGTCTTATTGACTATGATGTCCTGTTCCGTGGTAAAATCAGATCTACGGCGTTGCTCACGGGTTCCAACGGTGCGGTCAACTTAACGGTGTCGAATATCTTTGAGGAATGGGCACATGGCAAGACCTGGCGCTATTCTGATGAATCCCAACGGAAGCGTAATGGGGACGATCGAATTTTCCGTTATGTACCACAAATGGCTGACCGCTCCATATATTGGGGATCTAAAAAAGACGCACCTCCATTCAGGTACATCCGATGAAGAAATTAAACTGGACAGTAGCATTCATTCAATTAACGCAGACGCGCAGGGACACCCCGTTCCAGTGGGGGACGAACGACTGTGTGATGTTTGCAGCAGATGCCGTGCAGCTAATGACGGACATAGACCCTGCGGAAGCCTCTCGGGGCAAGTACAAGACCGAGTCTGGTGCGAAGCGACACCTTAAAGCGGTGTACGGGGATCTAGAAAAAGCCTGGGACGGCAAATTAGAACGATTAGATAATATTAACTTTGTGCAGAATGGGGACGTAGTCCTCTTTGATGGTGAGCTCGGTACTACGAGCGGGATCTATTGGAACGGCGGTGTATATGCACCAACTATGGACGGCGTGCGGTTTAAAGACGAAGCTCACAAGTCTTTAATCGCCGCGTGGAGGGTTTAAGATGCCACCAGCAATAATCGCAGTCGCAATCGGTCTTGCAGCATCTGCGGCAGCATATGCGGGCGTAATCACTGCAACGGTTGCACTGGTAATTACTATCGGCGCAACCGTTGCAGCGGCACTCTTGACTAAAGCTCCCGCCTTTGGATCCTTCACACCCCAGCAGGAACGAAAACAGATTCTACGATCGAGCACGGCGCCATGCGTGACGATCTACGGGAAGAGTGTGGTCTCCGGCTTGCTGTTCTTCGCTGAAGAAGAAAAAGGCAACAAAGAGAAAGAGTGGATCCACATGGCGATCGCTATTGCGAACCATGAGATTGACCACGTTGGGAATATCTGGCTCGGTGACGACCTCATTGGTGACTATGGGGATAAAGCACAGTTCCAGATCCATAACAACCGCACTACAGCGGACCCGTTCATGCTCGCTAACACTCAGTCATGGAAAGACGACATGATTGGGCGGGGTATTACGTGGGCGCGTATTTCCCTCAAGTTCGACAACGACAAATTCCCAGCAGGTCTCCCGAACATTAAGTTTGAGGTATGGGGGAAGAAAGTATATGACCCGCGCAACGGTACTACGGCATGGAGCGAGAATGCTGCTCTGTGTATCCTTGACTATTATCGTAATCATCTTGGTGTGCCAGATTCTGATCTTAACATGGACCAGTTTATTCAGGCTGCTAACATCAGCGATCAGACGTTAAACGATGGTGGCGGTGTCCGTAAGCGTTACACCATTAACGGCACGTTTGACGCAGATGAAGAACAGGCTTCAGTTCTGGACGATCTTCATAAAGCGTGTGCGGGTGAACCGACCTATATGGCCGGGAAGCACGGTATGCTGGCGGGTGCTTACTACGGCCCTGCAACCATGGATCTGCATTCATCTCAAATCGTTAGCGATGTGAAGATGACCCCTGAAGCGGCGTATGGCGAAAAGCTGAACGTCGTTACAGGTACGTTCCTGGACCCTCAACAGCAGTACACCGAAACGGATTACCCTGCCGTAAGCGTGCAGCAGTACATCGACGACGATGGTGCTGAGTTTACGGACGACTTAAAGCTGCGTTTTGTTGCTAACGAATTCCAGGCGCAGCAGTTAGCCCAGATTAAGATTAACCGTACCCGTGTCGGTCGCACCATGACGTTCACTATGAACCTGTCAGGGTACAGCTACCGCCCGGGCTACTATGTGAATCTGTATCTTCCTGAGGTTGGTATTAACGGTGTGGAGCATCGTATTATCGATTGGGAGATCGAACCGAACGACGGTGTCAAGTTAACCCTCCGCCAGGAAGGCCCAGCAGTATGGAGTGACGCTATCGGTAAGCCAATCGAGCGCCCAGATATTACGGACTTCCCGTCTGCTGGTGTGCCGCAGCCTACTAACCTGGCGTTTACACCAACTAAGATCGCAGATATCGTTCAGGGTGTGTTTAGCTGGACTAACACTGGTCTTTACAGCTATAACACCATATTCGTTCGCCAGGATGGGACGCTGATCCGTACCTTGCAGGTGCCAGGCCAAAGCACACCTTTAAACGGGTTGCCCCGTGGGCAGTACGTGCTCGGTGTAGCCGCTGTTGGCCCAATGGGGAACCGTAGTGCGGAAGCAACGTTGCCGGTGACCATACAGGCCCCCGCTGCCCCTATTGGCTGTGATATCGTGCAGCAGTTCTTCGGGTTTACGCTGAAGCCAAGGACGGGTGACCTTTATAACGTTGCTACACAGTATGACTTCTGGACGTCTGGTGAAACTAAGCTGCCTAATGCAAACACGGACACCGTTACGACCTACGCTACCCGCAAAGGTCTTGGCACTGTTATGTCCGACTCCAACCTGAAGAACGGTCATACGTACTGGTGGTACATTCGCGCGGTTAACGCATACGGTACGTCAGACTTCTTAGAAGTGGAGGCGTTGTGCTGGACTGAGATCAAAGACCTTATGGAAGAGATCGATGCAGACTTCCACAACACAACCGCATACAAGAACCTGTTCACTCCGATTGAGATGAACTACCTTGCTATTCTGAAAGCTGCTGCCGCAACGGGTGCAACCGTGGATCACCAGTTTAAAGAGCAGGGGTCTTTCCGTGCGGACGTGCTCACCATTAAAACGACCATTGTTGACAATGAGAAGTCGCTCGCAGAACTGAGCCAGCAGGTTATTGCCACCGGGCA